CAGGCGCACAGCAAGAAGCGGCTGAAAGTGGCTAAAGATAAGGGTTTGATGGTGGGTCGTCCGGGATTCGAACCCGGGGCCAACGGATTAAAAGTCCGCTCGCTCCTACTCCCATCGCCGCGGAAACACAAGGAAAGCACGCTCGAGCGTGGTGCGACTGGCACGCCGGTGGCACAGCGGCAAGCAGCAGGCGGCGGCACGGTCGTCGTGATAGCGCGGCGGGTTCGGTCATGACCATCGCCGCGCTCTACGTCGAGAGGGGGGGCTCCTACTTCGGGCTCGATTGCGTCGACCCATGGGACGAGCAGCGCGACGCGCGACTATATGCCGGGCCGCACCCGGTAGTGGCTCACCCACCGTGCGCTCGCTGGTGCCGTCTCGCCGGGCTCGTCGAGGCGCGCTGGGGGCATAAGCGGGGCGACGATGGTGGGTGCTTCGCTTCTGCTCTCGCGGCTGTGCGCAAGTGGGGGGGGGGTGCTGGAGCATCCGGCGCACAGCGACGCCTGGCACACGTACGAGCTACCGGAGCCACCGCGCCACGGCGGATGGGTGCGCGGCATCTGTGGCGGCTGGGCGTGCAGCGTCGAGCAGGGGCGCTACGGCCACCCTGCCAAGAAGTCGACCTGGCTCTACGCCTACGGAGTGACGTTGCTGCCAGCTCTGCGCTGGGGATTCGTCGCCGACCAAGACGTCAAGGCGTGGGTGATTTGGTGCGGGAATCATACGCGTCGCAACCCTCGCAGAGCTACCGCCCAGATATCGGACCTCGGTCGAGACAGGGCCGACCGCCTACCTCGCGTAGGGAAGCGTCTCGCCAGTCGCACACCGCAGGAGTTTAGAGACGTGCTGCTGGCGATTGCTGGTAGCGTTCCCGCGGCCCGCCGCACCGAGTCCGCATGACCGCCCCGGTCTTCGATGTCGTGCTGCGGCTGCCTGACGGCGGCACGCTTGTCCTGTGTCACGACCAGACACCCTATGCGGCGGACGGCTCGAGCTGGATCCGCTGGGAGGCTGCCGACCATGCCCTCGAGACCATCGCTACCGTGCTCCGAGCAATCCCCGGCGCCGAGGCGAGTTCGCCCCGCCAGGCCCTCGCCGAGGCGGACGAGATCGCGCGCAGCGACAAACGAGGCCTTGAACGAGACGACGATGGCAGGTGGGACCGCCGCGAGCGCGTCGCAGAGCGCCGCAAGCTGCGCGCCAAGGGGCAAACAGAGGCTGGGCGCTTCTCGAGTCGCCCCCCTGAAGCCGCCTAGCGTCTGCGGGGCGTGGATTGGCTCCCGCATCTGCCTACTCGAGCGCGGGCACCCGACGATGCACGTCACCGGCGCGCCGTGTGCCGACGCTACGGCCTGACGAGCAGCATGGCGGAGCCAGCCGGCCCTTCCGTGCCCCAGCCCGCCGCCACGGATAGCTCCATGGACAGGCCCAGCGCCCGCAGGGGCGGGGCCGCCAGCGCGATGGCTGGTGCGAGTCCATGCGCTGACCCCATGATGGCGACGCCAGCGCCCCAGCGGGCGCCCAGCGCCTCAGGCACGGCAGAGCCGAGCGCCTCTGTCACGTCGGCCTGCCACGTCCCACTGACGAGCTGCGCCACGGGCCCGGGGTCGAGCCGCCACGCGGCGGCGGCGCCGACGAGCACGCGATTGCCGGCGCGCGTCTCGAGCGTCACCTGGTCGACGCGGACCTCAACGCGGTCACCGGGGGCGAGCAGACACGGGGCTTCCTGTTTTGGGGTTACGATTGAGGCGGTGGCGACTGGACTTGGGGGACGAGGCTCTCCGGTGGCCGTGGCCGACCCCGTCGACGCACTCACCACCGAGACCACGCGGGCGCCGCGCGCCGCCTTCTCTGCGCGCTCAAGTGCCGCGCGCAACTCGGGGTTCTCCGCCGCGAGTCGGTCGCGATCGGCCCGGAGAGCATTCTTTTGCCGGCGCTCTTCGACGACGAGCCCCTGGGCGCTGAGTCTGCCCGCCTCGGCCATGCGCGCGAGCTCGGCCTGCGCCTCGGCTCCACGGTTGAGCTTGTACGCCAGCGCTCCAACCGCCGCGAGTCCGGCAAGCATCGCGATGATGACCGCGCGGGTCATGGCGCGGGCGCCTGCGGCGGCGGGTCAACTCCAGCGGCTACGGGGGGTGCCCGGCGTCCAGTCTGCCGCAGCACCTTGTAGGCCTGCCCAACGAACGACCCCAGCAAGCATCCGAGTAGCGCGCGCGCGCCTGCGCCCGCGGGAGCCCCGACCCATGGGATCCACAGCGCCGCGGTGCAGAGCATGAGCGGCAGCAGGGGTAGGAGGCGGATGACGAGCGGGCGCGCGAACAGTTCCGGGAGCACCCGGCGCGCTGTCGTGATGGCGATTGCCACCGAGCACACAACCACGATGTTCTCGGTCTTGATGACGATGGCCAGCAGCACGTTGGCGGCAGCTTCCATTGTGTGGTCTCCTACGCCGCCTTGATGGCGGCATGCAGTTGGTAGCCTCTCGACTCGAGCTCGCGCGCCACGTAGTCGCGGTCGCGGACGCGCCAGTCGGGCGGCAGGATTTCGCGGACGGACGTGACGAGCTCGCGCATGTGGATGTGCGGCCCCGGGCAGATCTTGCGCGGGTCGCGGCTCGCATCCGGTAGATCGATGTGACCCGCGAGAGACACGCGCTCGAGGCGCATCAGGTCAGCGCACACGACGATCAGCGCTCGCTGTTGGCTGCCAGTCAGGGGGCCGTGCTCACCCACCGCGGCGACGGCCAGCGAGTAGGCGTTGTGGGCTCCTGCGTGAGCTGCCTGGATGTCGAGCGGCAAGGCCTGCTCGATGACCCCGGAGGGCAGCACCAGTATGTGATACGGGAAGAGCCCGCGGGTGTACGATGCCATCGGCCCGCGGCAGAACGCGGCGGCCAGCGTGACCACGTCGAGGTCGGCGTCGGGCACGGGGCGTGGATTGTGCGGCTCGATCTGCGACAGGCTGGTCTTGTGCACGACGACATGACGCAGAGGGCGCGGCAGAGCGCGGCTGTTGGGCGCCTGCACCTCTGCGATGCGGTTGAGGATCATAGCCGCGGCCCCCGCGCGTTGAGAACGATGCCGGCGGTGAGCGCGAGCAGCAGCGCCACCCCGACGCCAATCAGATCTCTTGCCTCGAGCGCGGTCACTTGCGGCCCTCGCGCAGCAGCTGCAGCAAGAGATCCTGCACCTTGCCCATGGACTGCTTGATCTCGCCATGGTCGCGAATGTTGGCGTCCCCGACAGCCTGGTTGACGGCCTCGATCTTTCCCAGGCGCTCGCCTAGGCGGCGTTCGAGCTCGGCGCGGTGCTCGGACTCGGCCCTCTGCGCGGCGGCGATCTTGTCGTCGACATGGTCCGCCGTGGCGAAGCCACGCGACCCGAGCCAGATAGCCGAAGCGCCGGCGAAGAGCCCCGCAACGACAACCACGGTCCCGAGCGATGGCGTCAAGTCGGCAAGCGCTCCCTTGATGGACACCCAGCGGGGATGCTTCGGCGGAACTGGCAGTGCGCAGGTCTCGGCCATCGGCGTTGCTCCGTTACGGGGTCTGGACCCCGACAGTGGTCCATGTCGCGCCCGCACCAGTACCGGCTACCGTGCAAATTTTCAGGACTCCGGCGGTGGTGACATAAATGTCGCCCACCACGACAGCCCCAGACGGATACGAGTTTTGCGGGGTCAGATGCAGGAGCGGCTTGATCGGCGACGTGCTGTCGCCATCCACATAGAGAGCGTAACCGTCTGTCGCGGTCGCCTTGATGGCGATGCCGGTCTCCTGGGCCAGTGCGTTGACCCCATAACCTCCACCTGTGGATGATTCGGCATAGACGGCCGTGCCGCTGCCGTACGCGGTCGAAGAGATACCGGTGCCGTTTGTCGTGCCCCCGAGGAAAACACCCCCTGTGCCGCTAGGCTCGCCGCCTGTCGCCGTGATGCCGGCACCGCTCGTCGGCCCGCCGGTGAACGTCCCTCCTTTGCCGGTCCCCGTCCCGACCGAGACGACGCCGGTGCCGTTGCCAGATCCGGCGGTGAACTTACCGGCAGTGCCGTTAGTAGCGCCGCCGTAGAAGTCGCCGCCGATGCCGCTGGTATGCCCGCCGATGGCCTGGATGCCGTAGCCGGTGCCGTCGCCCAGGACGTACAGCCCGTCTCCGTCCGAGGCCCCGCCGTAGATTCTGGCGCCCTTGCCGTTCGTCGCACCTCCGCGAGCCTGCAGTCCGATGCCACCGCCTGCGCCGCCTGTCGTATAGACGCCGTACCCGCTACCGGCCCCCGTGGAGGTGATGCCGTAACCGGATCCGCTGTTCGTGGCGACGATGGCGGATCCACTGCTGCTGTTCGTGGCGGTGAGCGCTGCGGTGGCGGTGGAGCTCGACGCCGTGATTTGGTTGTTGAGCGCAGAATATGCCGGGTAGTAGTGGTCGCACGTCCAGACCGTCGCTCCGGCTGCGTCCTTCATCACGATCTTGTATTCGGCCGCTGTCATCCAGATTTCGCCGAACCAGCCGTTGCCATCGGCGACGACAGGATTGGCATTCGGCACCGTCAACGCCGAGTCCGAGTAGGTGTCCTTCGGCGTCGTCGTGGTGGGTAGGTAGAAGTAGAGCTTGGCGCTCGGGATGGCCGCGCCGGTGATGGTCTGCGCGCGGAACTTGGGGATGGTGAGATTCGACGCCGGAGCCGAGACGGCCCAAAGCGACAGGGAGAGGACGAGCAAGGCTCTGACGGACTTCTGCATGGGTCAACCTTTCCTTTCCTTACTAGATCAACTTCTTGGCGACGACGGTCACGCATCCACCGGCCCAAACCACGACGTTTGCGGAGAATGTGATCTCTATCGCGCGGTTCGCTTGACCAGCCGCAAATCTCGCGTACCCTGTGAAATCATTACCGCTATGCTGCTCCATCCAGAAGCCGGGGTTGCCCTGCGTCCCGCTGGCCTTCCACCACAACGCCGATAGGATGCACGAGCCCAGGTGCTGGTGATAGTTGGTTCCGTCGTACTGCACGTTCACCATCACGGCCCACGTCCCGAAGAGGTCCACAGGGAAGGCGGCGCCGATGGTGTACCATGTCCCCGCCGTGTAAGTTCGCGCCGTGGAGTCAGTGAGCATTACTAGCCCGTTGGTGTGAACACCAAGATCCGCGATGTGCGTGTCGATCGCAGCATGGGTGCTCGTTCCTATGTTCGCCAGCGTGGTATGGTTGACTTGCGCCCCATCACCCCCGTTGTGGTCGTGTGAATCGCCATTGGTGACACCCTTGGCGGTGACAGCGTACAATCCATCGAAGTACGTCTTGAGCGTCGACTTTAGGTTGGCCCACGTAAGCTTCTTGAGGACGTGGCTCGCCGCACTGTCCGTGATAGCGACGTTGTCCGCGTCGACCGGCGTCGTCTTCGCCGTCGCGCCGTCGACGAGCGTCCCCGCGGTAGTGGTGGTCTCATTGCCGCTGTTGGTGCCGCTCGTGTTGCCGAGCACGGTCTTCTGGGCGTCGGTGCAGTAGCGGGCGTTGGTCGAATCGGCGATGTCGGCAGTCGTGCGCGTCGGGAGAAACTGTTCGCGTAGGTACTTCGCCCAGGCGGGCGTGATGGGTTCCTTGCCTGCGATGGGCGCGGCCAAGTTCGGGAAGTGGAGCGTCATAGGGCGAGTTGCTCCATCTCGGCATAAGCGCCGACGACGGCGAGCTTTGTCTTGTCCGAGATCGAGAGGCGAATCGTGCGCTGGTAGAACCTACCAAGCCGCGTCCATACGGCGCGCCGCGTGGCCTCTCCTGTCTTGCCTGCGGATCGCGTGAGCTCCGCCGACCAGGTTTTACCCCCGTCGTCGCTCCAACTCAGCATGAACTGCGGGTCTTCATACGCCGTGCCGCCGGCGTTCTGCACGGCGCCCATCTCGCAGTCGATGTACAACTTGTGCATGACCAACTGCCTGCCGCTGCCATGGATGGGCGCGCTCTGCATGGTGCGCACGAACGGCTGCGCGTTGTCGTCGTAGGTCTGCGGGTCGAGCTCGTATAGGTTGCCGCTCTCAAAGTCGCCTGCCAGGTCGAGACCGAAGGCGCGCACGTAGCTCTGAACTCGCCACCGCGGCTTGTCGTAGGTGGCACGGTCCCGCCACAGGCCCGTCGTGATGTCGTAGGCGAACGACGCCGTGATGAAGTTCAGCACGTAGTGGTCGTGACCTTCCACCCCGTAGGCCACGGCACTCGCCAGCTCTTTCGCGGGCAGGGCCTTGATCGCCCGCTCAATGCCGGGTGTGCTGATGCGCTTGGGCTGGTAGCCGGACATGGAGTAGACGGCACCGTCGTTTGCGAGCCAGAACACCTGGTCCGCCCTGACGACCACGGAGCCGGCCGCCGCGCATCCGACGTTGCGAACGCCGCCGGGCGTGCGCGCGAAGGGGAAGTAGGCATCACCAGAGGGGTACCAGTGCTCGAGCGTCTCGGCTCCGAGCAGGACGAGCTCGCGGTTGATCTGCGCCACGGCAGCGAGCATGTCGGCGAACGTGTCGGCGCTCGAGAAGTCGAGGGGGTTGATCGTCAACATGTCATCGACCCCGGTGACGAAGAACTGTTCCGAGTCCGCCAGCGCCAGAATGCCGATGCCATCCATGTATGCGGCCGAGGTGTAGCGGTTGCCGTCAACCAGCACGGGAGCCGCGTCGAGGGTCGCAGCGCAGAAGCCAAGATTCGTCGCGATGCCGACGTGCGTCGCGTTGGCGATCATAGCGACGTCGCCGTTGCCGGGGATGGTGCCGATCAACGCAAGCACCTTATCGGCGGTAACGGCGTACAACTCGGTCCCGCTCACCACGAACAGGTTCTCGCCTTTCAGCAGCGACCCGCGAATTGGGCCCGCGCCAATCGCCCCCCACAGCTTGAGCCCGGCGTCGCCGTAGACCGCGACCGGACCCTTGCTGCTCGCTGGGTTGACCTCCAGGTAGCAGTTCACCAAGCGCTCGGCGGAGACGACGCCCGATTGCGCCTTGGTGCTCTGGGTGGCCCAGGGGATGGGAACGAGCTCGCTCACTGCCTCATCCTCGGCTTCTGCTCGGGGTCGACCAAGGTCGCCTCGCCGGCGAGCCGGCCCATGGCGGAGATGGACTCGCGGAGCATGTCGACGGTCGGCGGCGTCTTGCTGATGAGCGGCCGGATCATGGTCTCGACGCTCGCGATCCCCTCGGGCGTCGACAGCGCCTCCATCATCGCCTGCGGCGACATCAGGCGACGGTCGATGGCCTTGGCCGCGGCGCGCGCCGCCTGCGACACGAGATCACCACCTCCGCCACCGAATCGCGATGTGAGTTGCACCAGGCTCTTGAACATCGTGTCAGAGCCTTCAATCCCGGGCCCGCTCCCGAGACGGTCGAGCCCGCCGACAAGTGCAAGCAGGTTCTTTCGCGTGCGCAGATCCTGTCCGAAGAGCTCTCCGAGTAGGTCGGCGTTCTTGCGCAGCGAGTTGGCCAGCGTCACGGGTCGCATGCCGGTCGTCGTGGACTCGTTGAGCACATCACGCCCGAACTCGGTGGCGGCGCGCATCTTGCCGCCCGACTCATAGACGCCGAGCAGGACTTGCGCGCGCAGGTTCTTGGCGACGGCCGGGTCGGTCTTCTCGAGGATGTCGAACAAGCCGCGGCGCTGCTTTCCGCTCATCGACATCACGCGCCCCACCACTGACTCTCCGGCGCCCGCCTGGTCGAGCTTGAGGATCCGGTTCAGCACGTCCGTGGCCGCCTCGTTGATCGGCTTCGACATCTCCCGCCAAGTCGAGTTGGCCTTGCGAAGGAGAGTCGCGGCCTCGCCGTTGACGGTGCCCTCGGTTGCGGTGAGATCGGTCTCGATGGCGTCGAGCACCTTGCCCGCCAGCCGGCGCTGGTTCGCCACCGCCAGGCCCTCGATGGGCGTCAACTCTCCCGACTGGATGCCGACGAATAGCGACCGCAGGTTCTGCATGTCGTCGATGGTGACACGGCCACCCTTCTTCGTGCCCGCTTGGGTGAGCTTGTCGAGGACGGCGCGGGCTTGGGACTCCGTCTTGGCCGGATTGAACTTGTTGGATTCGATGATGTCGCCGAGGGCCTTGCGCGTGGAGTCGGTGATGGTGTTGCGCGCGCCGCCGCCAGCTTCGCTCGAGGCGCGGTAGATCGGCCCGGCGGTGGCCGAGCGGGCTTCGCGGGCCGCGCCGATGTACTTGCTCACCGTGCCGGCCGTCGCCTCTCCCACGGTGGCGTCCCCGAGCTCGTCCGGGTTGGCCGCCACGAGGTCGACGATGCGATCAGCGGCCTTCGAGATGGATGCGGCCTTGCGCGCCTTCATCATCGCCATCTCGTCCATCGTCTCGGGGGTCTGTGCGAGCACGCGCTGCACGCCGAGGCCATACTTGCTGCCCGTCGCCTCGGGTACCGTGAACTTGACCGGGTCGTCGACGTTCAGGGCGGAAAGCGTCTGCTCGATCTCCTGCGTCCGCTCGTAGAACTTCTTGGTGGTCGTCGCTTTCAGGCCCTGCGATGCCTGGCCGCCGACGTCGATCCCGACCGTCTTGGCGAGCTCCGTGGTGGCTGCCGATCGCCGAGCGGCGGCCACGCCCGGGACGGCCTCGGGGAGCACGCCATAGACGCGTCTCGCCCCCTGGAGCATGGTCCGGCCGACTACGCGGGCGCCAACTGCGATGGGGATGGCGGCGGCCTCGCCGGCGGCGCCTAGTCCCGCCGAGAGGCCAATATTGACGAGTCGATCACCTGTGGAGAGGTTGTCTGCTCCGGGTAGAGTCGCAGAAGCCACCTGCCGAGCGGCGGCACCAAGGCCGCCACCAACAGCACCGCCAGCCACAGCGCCAGCTGGACCCCCAAGCAGAGCCCCACCGACAGCACCAGCTGTACCAACGCTCGTTTCAAGCGCATCCCCCGACAGGTCCGCAACGTCGCCCAACGTCCATAGGTCTTTGCGGTCCAGGTACCGCGGGGGCTTGCCCGGCTCGCGAATGATGGCGTTGCCGGTCAGCGTCCCGTCTTCGTCTACGTCGGGGATGATTTGCGCATCTGGGAAGCGGTTTTGCAAGTAGTTGATGGCGCCGTTCGGGCTCGCCTTGAGCCCCGCCCCGGCGCGCGCCGCGAAGCTCCCGATCTCGGGCTGCTGCTCCGCCTGAGCGCGCAGGATCTTGTGTGCGCCGCGGTAGATCTCGGCGAGTGCGTCGGGGACCATCACTGTGATGCTGCCGTCCTTGTCGGCGGCGGTGATTCCCATGAGCGCGCCCGAGTCGTCCTCGCCGGGGGCGATGACGGGGTAGCGAGACTGCAGCGCGGCCATCGTGTTGGCGAGCAGCTGCTTGTCGTCGATCTTGTTCTGCGCGACTGCCTGGATCGCCGCTTCGCGGTCCTCGTCGAGCAGCGTCGGAGGCTTCTCGGCCCGCGCCTGTCCGAACGCTTGGCGCTGTCCCCCAAGGCGCTGTTCGAGAGCGGCCCATGTGTCGGCCTGGGACGGCCGCGCCACAGGCACGGCTGCTGCCTGGCCACCGGGCGCGGCGCCACCGCCGACCTTGGCCTCGAGTTCGTCCCACGTGAGGTCAGCCACCGTCGCCTCCGTCCGCCCCTGAGTCGTCGACGTAGCCCTCGCGCACGAGCTGATCGAGCGCTTGCTTGGGGGTCAGGTTGCGCGACTTGAGGTCGCGGAGGCGAGCGATTCGGTCTGCGGGTGATCTGGCTTGCTCGCCCTGTGCCGCCAGGTCAGCCACCATCTGCCCCTGTTCCTCGGGCCGCAGGCTGAGGCCTTCGCGGAGAACCTTGCGGTGAATGCGCAAGCGGATCGCCACCGCGTCGCGGAAGTTCTTGAGCGAGGCAGCGAACTCGGACGGCCCCAGGTCGGGGTTGAGGGTGGTCTTCTGCAGGCGGACGAGCTCAGAGTCGCTGGCCGAGGCCCCTGTGACCTGTTGCCTGTAGGCGTTCCAGACCTGGCCCACGGTCTCCTCTGCGGCCCGGCGCTGGCTGATGTAGTCGACGTTGCCGGGCGACAGCTTGACGCCCGCGTAGTCGGCACCCTTCAGCAGCGCGGCCTTCGCCCGTCCACCGAGGGTTAGGAACTCCGGCTTCATCTGCCCGTCGAGCTTGTCGAGGTTCGTGAGGAGTACGGAGTCGTCGATGATGTTCTGTTCGGTCTTCCCCCGGACGGCCTTTTCGAGACCCGCGCTGGGCATCTGATTGACGACTTGCACCTGGTTCTGCGGCATCGTCTTGCCGCGCTTGCTCGCCTCCCACATGTCGGCGATGGCCTTCTGGACCTCCGGGTCGCGCAGCCCAGAGCCCTCCATCCCGGGCCCGTAGCCGTGGGCGCCGAGGGCCTCTTTCATCATCGGGGTGACCTCGGGGGTGGCGAGGATGGAGATCACCCGCTTTTGCTCGTTGACCATCTGGCTGAGCGCCTCGGGCGGCGGAGGCTCCGGCGGCAGAGAGCCTCGCTCCGCGCGTCCGGTTCCTTCGAGAATCGCGACCAGCCGCGGCCATGCCTGCGGGCTCCGCTGTGTCTCGGTGAGCGCCCCGAGCATGCCTTGCGCCTCGTATAGGTTCTTTTGCCGGGCTCGCTCGGTGGTGTCTGCTGCGGCCTTGTCCTGCGCAGCCGCGCGGCTGACGCGATGGGTCTCGAGCTGCGACCATTCGTCGGGCGCCAGCTGCTGCAGTGCTGAGCCGTTGCCTTCGAAGTACTGCGCGCGCGCGCCCGGGATCTGCTCGAGCATCGAGCGCTTGATCTGCTCGCCCTTGAGCGCCTCTTCCTGCACTCGCGCCTGGCGACCGAGGAGGAAGAACTTGACCGGATCGAAATCAGACATTGGCGGGCCTCTACTGGTAGTAGCCCGCAGGGGCGTACGCGGTGCCGTAGATGTCGTTCAGCCTGCTTGGGTCGCGTCCAACGTCAGCTCCGCCGTATGGGTCGGCGTAGCCCCCTCCTCCTCCACCGAAAGCGCCTGACGACGCCCCGAACATGGCGAGGTTGCCGAGGTCGCCAAGCAGGTTGCTGCCGGCCTGCAGCCCCGCCCCGGCATAAGGAACACTGCCGTAGCGGGATGGCACGATGCCCTGCATGGTGAGCTGCGCGTTGCCGGCTGCCACGTTGTTCAGCGAGTTCGCTCGAGCGGCCGCCGTGTTGGTGCCGATCTGCGCCAGGTTGCTGCCGAGGCCCGTGGACAGGTTGGCCAGCTGTGCTCCCTCGTTGGCCGCCAGTCCGGACAGGTACGACCCTTCGGCGCTGTCGATGTTGGCAAGGGACGAGCCGCGCGCCATGTCGACATTCGCCAGAGATGACCCGCGGCGCTCGGACAGGCCAGATTGCGCAGACCCGCGGCGCTCGGACAGGTTGGCGAGGCCGGAGGTTGCCTGGTAGCCGACGTCGCCCAGGTGCATCTGCATGTTGCGGATGGCGAGATCGCGTTGCGCCGCTTGCCCAAACTCGTTCGACGCGAAGCCCTGGTTGTACTCGGTGAGCTTCTTGAGCGCCGCTCCGCTGAGGCGGCCGCCGGCTGCGGACGTGGCGCGCGAGAGCGCTTGGTTACCCTGCTCGAGACGGAACTTGTATCCGGGGTCTTGCTCGAAATTCGCGCCGAGGGGCGTCTTGACGGCGTCTTCTCCGTAGTGGCCGAGACCGGACAGACCGCTCAGTCGCGACTCGGCGCCGGCGTATCCGGCATCGAGTTGGCCGGCCGCTGCGTCGTAGGACGAGTTCAGTCGCGACTCGGCGCCGGAGAAGCCCTTGTTGAGGTTCGCTCGCGCCGCATCTGCCCTCTGCGACCAGAGCTGAGCAGCACGCGTGTCGCCGGCTTGCAATGCCTGCCGTGATTTCGCCTCGGCCTGGGTGAGCAGGTTGCTGGCCTGCGTCCCGGCTTGCTCGATGAGATCCGAGCCCTGCTTGCCGGCCTCGATGCGCTGCTGTTGTGCGGCTTGCGTGTCTGCCCGGGCTTGGGCGTCCGCCTTCTCCTGAGCCTGTCCCTGCTTGCGGCGCTGGTAGTAGTCGAGCCCGGCTTTCGCCGCAATGACCCCGCCCGTGATGGCGAGGGCGGTTCCCGTTGCGATCATTGCAGGCTCCTTGCGTAGATGGTCTCGAGTAGGCGGTAGCCCTTGTTGATGTAGACGCGGCCGACCTTCTGCGGCTCGCTGGCGCCGAGGGCCACCATGTAGAGCGCCTGGGCGCCCTGCTCCTTGGCCCACGCCTCCGCCGCGGACAGCAGGCGAGAGCCCAGGCCATGGCCCCGGCAATCGGGCCTGATGTACCAGGCGAGCTCGTGAGCCACCTGCGCATCTGGGCAGAGGGAGTGCGGCGACGTGGTGAGCAAGATGAACCCTGACGGCTTGGCGTCCACCGTCGCGACGATGAGCGCGCGCCCGTCCTCGAGCATGCACGTGCAGAGCAACGCGCCCAGGTAGTCGTCATTGCGTGGCGACACCTTGCCGAGTCCCGCGGCCGCGTAGAAGTCGCGCGCCATGGCGAGGACGTCATCAAGATCGGCGTCGACTGCCGGCCGGACCTCAACCACGTGCTCGTTCATCAGAAGTGCCTAGCGCGAATGGGCGCCCGGGGGCGGCCCGCTGACGTCTGCGCGCACAGCGTTTGCCATCCCCGCGCCGCGTCGTTCTCGACTTCGATGCGCCGCTGGCCGGTGATCCCGAACACGCCAGAGAGGCGGCCGGCCATGTACTCCTCGAGCGCGAGCTGTGCCCACTCAGGGATCGTGGCGAGCGCGAACGGAGCCTTGTTGAGGCGGCGCAACTCGGCATGCACCGAGTCAATCGCCGCCTCGGTCTTCACCTGGTCCTCTGCCGATGCCGGCTGCCCCGCCGCCTTCGCGCCAAGGCGCTCGAGCACCGCAGCTGCCAGCTCAGCTTTTGACCAGGTCGCCATGTTAGCCCTCCGCGGGCGCCCCGGCGCCGCGCGGCTTCTTCTCGGCCGCGAGCGACAGCACACCGGAGTCGATCAGGACGTCCAGCTTCGTCTTGCGGCCGGTCGGCTTGCCCGTCTTCGGATCCAGGTCGACCTTGACCAGGTCGCTGCTCGTCGGCACTTCGACGGGCTCGCCCTTCCTGAAGACGATGCCGTAGATCTCGCGCTCGGCGTCCATGCCCGCCAAGCTCTTCTCGAGGTCGGCGCGCTTCTGCGCGAACCAGGCCTTGCGGGCCTCGCGCTTGCGCTCCTTGATCGTCTCGTGGTCGTCGCGGTCGATCTCGTACTTCTTCTCCTCGCCGCGCTTCTCGGGCGGGACCGCCGCTGCAAGCTCGGACTCGATGGCCGCCTTCTGGTGCTCTTTCGTGATGCCTTGGTAGATGACCTTCATCGCACTCTCTCTTGTCGGTTGGGTGAGAGAGCGGGCGCCAGCCACAACGACCAGCGCCCGCCCAGCTCACGAGCTACTAGGTGTCGGCGACGCCGGACACGTAGAGGGTCAACACGCCGTTCTGGACGCCGTTGAACATCAGCTTGTCCACGCCTCGCATCTCGGAGACGCCACGGCCCTTGATGTTGCCGTAGTCGTACTCGTCGAAGATGGCGTGCGTCTCCTCGCCGATGGCGAAGCCCACCGCTTGCGCGCCGAGCATGTAGCAGGGGGCGACAGCGATGCCCGCTGCGCCGACGCCGGCGATGGTCGAGATCTCGGGCACCTCGTGGATGATGACGCCATCCCAAACGATGTCACCGTCGCGGAACAACGGGTTGTTCTCGCCGCGGACGCCAGCGCCCTGGTGAGCGGCGACGGTGGTCGCGTGCATCTTCATGTCGCGGAACGCGACGCTCGGAACCAGCAGCAAGAACCACTCGCCGCCGCCGTCCACGCGGATGGGCCGCATGTTGGGCTTGGTGGTCGCGACGCGGCGTGCGACGCGCTTGGCGAGCGACACGATGGCCGGCTGCAGGATGTCGTTCGTGCTGTCGACGTTCAGCAACGAGGCCGAGTGGTCGGCCGCCGAGTAGTTGCCCACCGCGGCGCCGAACAGGACGCGGTCACCCGTGTACTGAGCGGTAACCCACGTGTCCTTTTGCGCCTCGGAGCAGCTCGCATAGGCGGTGCTGCCGTCCGCGTTCGGCGAGCCGAGCGCGACAAGCACCTCCTCGCGTGCCTTGTCCATGCGCCAGTTTTTGAGGGTCTTCTTGGCCGCATTGAGCAGAGGGATGTGGGTCTTCTTCTGCTCCATCTTGCCGACCGACACCGCGTTGCGGAGCTGGTCGATCGTGATCTTGTGGCCGAAGTTGCCCTGTGCGACCTCGCTGCCGAACAGCGTAGAGTCGCCGGTGACGCCGGCATTGGTGAGCCGCGAAACCATCGAAACGGTGATCTGGTCACCGGGGACGGTCTTGAGCTCGTTGATGACCTGGATCGGCGCATCGTCGCTCGTGCCCATGTAGGGCTCGAGCTCGTTGTCGCGCATCCACTCGGTGTAGAATTCCTTGGACCACTGCTGAACGTTGTTCGCAGCGGCTACGCTCGTGTTTGCCATGACTCTCCGCCTTCTCTGCGGCGATGGTCACGGGCGGGGGTTAGTAGGACTTGCGCCGATGCTTCGAATAGAGCGCTGCGTCCACTCCCGTTTGTGCCCGTGGCTCTGCCGCACTGACGCCTGCGCCCGTGGCGCCGGCATTGCTGTGTGGTACTTGAGTCGCGGAGTCGATCGTCTCTTGCTCTTTGAGCCTGCTCTCGAGTTCTTGGATCTTGGCGGTGAGTGCCTTTTCCTTCGCGCCGCCGGTCTGTTGCTTCTCGACGAACCGCTTGGCCCATCGATAGGCGTACTCAGCCGGCCGCGTCTGGCGCAGGAGGCGACGATTCATGGTCGGGTCGAGCTTCGCTTGCTGAGCGAACACACCCTCCATCTCGTCGTAGTCCTCGTGCTCGTCGCGCATCTCGGCAACATCGTCGGACAGCCTCTCTTGCCACTCTTGCGCCCTCTCAGCTCTCAGGATCTCGCGCGTGCGCGCCTCCTGGAAGCCAACGGGGTCTTGCCAGAGTTGGGCCTCGAGCTCCGCCTTCGACAATGCCGCCGGTTTCTCCGGTTCGATGCGCGACGGACCTTGCCGCCGCAAAACCTCAAGCTCTCCGAGCGCCCTTTGGTGCTCAAGCTCGATCTTCTGCCGCTTCTCCCTCTCTGCCTTCGCAACCGCATAGGGCACGGTTTTGGGCTCGTGCAGATCGGAGCCTTGCGACTCAGCCGGAGCTTGCTGGCTGGTCTTCGGCGGCGGAGCAAAGTCAGGGTGCCCAACTCCCGAGTTATCGGCCGGAGACGCCGAGGCACCTTGGCTGCTGTCCGCTGCTGGCGGAGGAGGTGCCTCCGCTGCTTGCTTGGCTGCCATTTCCGCTGCGATACCCATGATAGTTGCCCTTTTCTCGCCCGTGTTGCCGGCGGCGCAATCGCCCATTGAGAGGGTTGGCGGCACCCGTACTTACTGCATAGGTTGCCATACTATCTCAGCAACCGTCAAACGAACTCTCGATTACTGGTAGGAGACTTCCCACTTGGTGATGATAGTCGACTCCGCGACATCCGCGTCATGCCGCAGGTGCACGAACGGTATAACCGCGTCGCCGTCGTCGAGAGTGAACGCTGCGACCGTCGTCGGGGCGGCGTTGTCGGTCTTGTAGGTCACCACGCCGGCTGCGGAGACGAGTGTGCAGAGCTTGTGCGTCTCCGCATCTGCCCAGTTGTCGGTGGTGTCGGTGCTGGTAATGCCGCCGCTGTTGAGGTTCGTCTTGAGGTAGATGTCCCCGGACACGCTGCCGATGGCGGCGAAGTCCGTGTAGGTGGGCGTGGCGTTCATCGCGGCAACGATGCGGAAGCCCGCGAACATGAAGTCCGAGCCGCTCACGTCGGTGAGCTTGATCGTCGCGCAGAACTGGAACGCCGGGTCCTTGCCGACGATGAACGGTCGGCCCGAGGCACCCAGCACGCCGCTGAACAACTCCAAGCCGTCGTTGTCGACCAGGTCGGCCGAGATATCCAGGCCGGTAGCCACCATCGCAGGGGCGAGCGTCTCCGTGACGACCGACGCCCACATCAGGAGCATGCCATCGCCGAGCGTCAGCACTGCGGGGACGGTGGTCGTCAGGCCCGCCACGGTTAGGCCGGTACTCCACGCGAGTTGCGACAGGCCCTTGCCCGCGCCCCACTTGCTAAAATCCTCGTAGAGTCCTTGGCCGAGCGGCGCCGCCGCCGTGCCGTTGCTCAGGATGTAGACGCCCTTGGAGTTGACCTCCTGGTAGACGCCATCCGAGCGGCCAGCGAAGGCGCCCGTGCGACCGGCGGCGCGGAACACGTCCGGGTCGGCCTGAGTGTTGCCGGCAAAGGCCGGGCTGGAGAGAAGCACCGCCATGACGGCGGCAGAGAGCACCAGGAACCTCTTCATCACTGTCTCCTTGCAAACCCTGCCGCCATGGCAGGGGGTTGTTGCATCTGCGGAACGGATCGTTGCCCGGCCTCGACGGCCTTGTGCATCGCGTTCGCCTCGTGGAGTTGCGCCGCGGACTGCAGGCCGGGGATTTCCGCCACCGTTCGTGCCGTCTCGGCCTTGATCTTGTCGATCTCGGCCATGAGCTTCGCGAGCTCCGCCTGCATCGACTGCATCTGCATGGCCACCTGCTGCTGCTGGGCCTGCGCCTGCGCCTGGGCGGCCGCGGGATCCTGCGGCTTGGACATCTCTTCGATCTGGGCGATGAGTTTGCGCTTGTCGCGCAGCTGCGAGGCCTCGAGCAGCATCTTCATCACCGGGATCGGGGTCATCGCGGGGTTGAAGACGCCCTTGGCCGCCATGTCGGCCAGCATCTCGAACTGCTCTTCCTGGACGATGGCCATGTCGGGAGAGGTTTCGAGGATGATGTCGACGCCGATGCTCGACACGTCGTTGGCGATGAACTCTCCACGCAGCGCCGGCGAGCGCATGAGGAACATCTCGAACGCCTTCGCGCCCTCTTGCTGGGCTAGCTGCTGCATCTCGGGGGGCAGGTTGTTGACGTCGAGCCCGCGCTTCTTCGCCTCGAGCGCGATAAGCTGCTGGGCCTGGTTCTTCGCCTCTTCGATCGTCGACTGGATAGCCTCCGGTTCAAGGCCGACCATCTCGAGAGCATCGACCAGGTGCACGCCATCTTTGACGAGCTCCTGCAGGCGCGCCGCCTTGGTCATGCGCCGATTGAGGCCGACGAAGCGATAGCCGCTCTTCTTCTCGTCGTCCCCGACGCGCAGCCACATCTCGCTGGGCCAGTACTGGCGGATCAGCCACCAGAAGCCGAGGATCACGCCGTGCTGCCACTCTTCGATGTTGGCGAACAGCCCGCGCAACTCCGTGTTGCCGATTTGCTTCTTGCGCAGGATGGCGATGCCGCTCGCCGACTTGTCCCCGGCGATGACCGGAGCGCTCGGGCCCGTCGCGTCGATCTCGGCCTTGGCCTCGGCGAGCAGCTGCGCCTGGCCGCCGGCCATGTCGACGTTCTCGACGACCTTGACCTTGCCGCCGACGAGCGCGCCGGCGCTGACCTCGGCGGCGCCGTCCGGCTTGGCCAACTCGGTCTGGAAGTCCTGAACATTGTCGATCGCTCCGGTCTCGTAGATCACGCGGCGCTGCATCAGGGCATGCAGGAGCAGGCTGCGCCGCTTGTTGATCTCATCCTGGGGCGACAGCATGTTTTTGACCGGCCCGTAGCGGTCGTTGGTTCGCGACGTCTTCGCCGAGACCGGGCGAAGCGGGCACCAGGTGTTGCCGTCCTCATCCACGAACGGCACGAGCATGGGCTTGATGAGAAATTCATGGCGCACGAAGTGCGCGAGCCACCACTGCCCACCCTCGCGCCAGTAGCACTCAGCGACCTTGATCCGCCCACCCTCTTTGGCATCGTACCAGCTCTCTGGGCGGTCCTGGTGCGCCTCTCCCGGGAGCGCGGACCCTGAGGCTGTCGACGCGTTGCGGATGAGGGCCTCGGCACCGGGATACTTGGCGTACTTCTCGACGGCGTCGTCCTCGGCGAGCCACGTGACGACGCCAAGATAGCGCGCGTCCTCGAGCAGCGGCATCCGCGAGCGCGGGTCACGCCAAAAGCGGTCGTACGGGACGTGGTCGAGCGTGAGACGCACCCGCTTGCCGTCGACCTTGACGCCGAGCAGGCCCGCGCTCAGGCCTTCCACGAAGAGTTCGCCAGCCACGGCGGTGCGGGTCTTGTCGAAGTTCGCGCCCTCGCGTCCGGCTGCATAGCGCAGCGCGTCCGTGATGGCCTGCGCTCCCGATTCCTCGGCCGGCGTGCGAGGCAGAGCCTTCGGGTCAATGCGCGTCTCGATCTCGCCGCCGATGAGGAAGTCGACCTTGGGGGCGATGCGGTTGCTCGTGACCACAGGCTGGCCGCACCGCTCGAGCTCGGTCTTCTCGTCGTCGGTCCACTGCTCGCCATCGTAATAGTTGCGAGCCGTCTCGGCTGTCTCGCGCTCGGAGTGGGTGACTTCGTCGGCTTCTTCGTACCACTTCACCAGACGCCGGAGGGTTACTTGACTCTCCAAGCCCTTACTGGTGCTCTTCCCGTCGACGTCTGCCATCTATCCTCGCGCTTCTTGTCCTGAGTTCGTACTATCGCGGGATGCGCGTTGTCAATCACCAGGAACAGCAAACTTAGCGCATCGACAGCGTCGTCATGCTCACCGGCCGGGAACGCGATGAGTTGCTCTACGACCCTCCCTGCCCAATCTGTCTCCGGAAATATCACACGCCCCATCGAGGCCCATGCTTGGCAGGCGCGTGCGCGCACCGCCTTGTCGGCTATCGGGGCAACCCACTCCTGCTGGAAGTACACACCAAGCTCGCTGCAGCGGCGGTTGAGCTGAGGTTCGATGGCTCTGCGGATGACGCCGGCTTCCCCGAACCAACACAGCGGCTTGTGGCGCTTCACGAGATCGAGCAGCGCATCTATCCATACATCGGCGGTTACCTGTCCGTGCCACCAGTCGATGACGTAGACGCGGTCGTCGGGGCCTATGCCGTAGACGCCATGCTCGGTGAAGTCCGGATCCACGCCCTCAGCGGCCTCGCGCACGGCGAAGTCGCTGGCCATGTAGATCCTAAGCGACTCGGGTAGCGTCGCCATGCTTCCACCTTTCCGCGAACCACTCGCGCCGGAAGTAGGTTCCCTGGTCTACCGTGGGCCGTTGCATGTACTGCGCGTACCACTCGCGCATTCGGCCCGCCTTGGTCATCTGCCCGCGGAGCTGCCGCATCTCGCTGAGGGGGAACCACTCTGGCCACAGCGCCTCTGGCTGCTCGGTGTCCTCTTTGGAGATCGCTGGCATCTCGAGCACGGTCCAAAGCTCGCCCTCGGTCTTGAGCAGCCGGCCGGCGAGGTCGTCGACGTGCCATCGGGTCATCATCAGCAGGATCCCGCCGCCCGGCATCAGGCGCGTGTGGAGATTGCCCCAGTACCAGCGCCATGCGATCTCGCGCATGCGCAGCGAGTCGGCCTGCTCGCGGCCCTTGATCGGGTCATCGATGATCGCTCTGTGCGCTCCGCGGCCGACGATAGGCCCGCCGACGCCGGCGGCGACGTAGATACCTCCCCCCGTCGTTCGCCAGCGGCCCGCGGCCTGCGAGTCGGCGCGCAGCTCGACGCCCGGAAAGATGTGCTGGTAGTACGGGTCGCGCAGGATGTCGCGCACATCCTGCCCGATGTCGTGCGCGAGCTCGTCGCCGTAGCTGGCGCTGATGACCTGGTGATCCGGATGTCGTCCCAAGTACCACGCCGGGAACCGGCGGCTCGCGATCTCGCTCTTGCTACACCGCGGCGGAGCGAAGATCATCAACCGGCGAATCTCGCCGCTCTCGAACTTCTCCATGGCCTCGCAGATGCGCCGGTGATGCGCCCCCGAGCCCCAACAGGGGTGGGTGTACTCGACGAACGGCAACAGCCTGTCGCGCGCCGCCTGGCGCCTCAGAATGGCCTGCGCGGCCTCTTGCGGGGTGATGGCCACATGTCGACCGGTGGCTACGTCTGCTCGGCGGCCAGCATGGCGGCCTCGCGCTTAGCGAACCGTGCGACCTCGCGCACCCCATAGCCCTTGGCGCGCATCGCCGCGACGAGCGGGCGCACGCGGTCGGCGATCGCTGCCTCTACCGGCGTCACGTCCGTCTTGACCTCCATCTCGGCCAGGACGCGCACGACACGGTCGAGCCGCACCCCGTTGACGACGCCATACCACTTCACTGCACCCTCGGGATGGTGATCAGCTGCTGTGCGTGGGTGAGGTTGATGAACTTCGCCAGGCGCTCGAGTTGCGCGTCGTCGAGGATGAAGCCGAACTCCTTGGCGTTCACCTCCACGTTGCGGTCGAACTCGACAGAGAAGACGGCCGCATGGCCGCCGTTGAACGGCTGTAGGTAAATCCCCTTCACCTTCGCCGCATGCTGCCCGTCGATGTTCCAGGATGGTCTGCTCATGGTGTCCGCTTTCCTCTCCGTGCTACGCTTGGCAGTGCATGGGAACCCTTCTCGCTTTGGCTATCGTCGCCTGTGCGCACCCCGTCGCGCCACCGATGCCCGACACCGTCGAGGCGCGGCTCGAGGGCTACGCCCATGGTGTCTGCTACACGAAGCCGTGGAAGGGCGACGACCAGGTGGAGATGCCGTTTCACTGTACCATCGCCATGTGCAAGTACATGCGCGAGCATCGCTACGACGACATACGCGACCGGAAGCCGGAGCCAATTCGGCGCCAGCCGGCTGCGGTTGAGCGACTCTCTTCCGACTTCCTGGACAGCCATTCCAGCTGACCTAGCGATTCGGTACGCCATCTGCGTCCACCTGGGCCTGTGCGCGCTTGCGCGCGTCCTCGAGTTCGTCGAAGTACTTCGGGTTGAGGGCGCGCTTGATGAGATCTTGCTGAGCCGGATCGAGGCCGGACAAATCAACGCCGACAAGTTGCCGCGGTCCCGCTCGCTTGGCCATATCGGCATCGGAGTCCGTTGCCTGCAGCCGGGCGCGGTAGCGGTTCGCGACGTCGGGAACGAGCGCCTCAACGCCGAACTGGCCCGCGTCGTGATCGACGCCACGGGGCGTGCGCGACCAGATCACGCGCTGGTCGAGCAAGTCCCACAGGGGCTTGTTCTCGTCAACCGGAGCGCCACTCGCTGCGTCGCGCTTCTTCTTCGCAGCCACGCGCGCAGAGAGGATGCCCGCGGCCGCGGGCGACGCACCGGCGGCGGACTGCGCCGCAGCGTTCGCGCGCAGCTCGTCGAGGGGGCTTCCTGTCCCGCGCGCGCCGCGCGCCGCCATCTGTCCTGAAACGATGTCGAGAAGGCTGCTCGGTTTAGGCATAGTCGCGCACTCCGTTGTCGATGCCGCGCCACCGCAAGCGCTCGATGAGCGTCTGGCCGCCGCTCGTGACGATCTTGAGATCGCCCGTGCCTGTCTTGCCGACGCGAATGGTCGCCGTCGTCGTGTCATTGCTGCTCGCGTCGTTGGTCGGCCCGTTGAGCGTCCAGGTCACGGACGCGATGGTCTCGCCCGCGAGGCGGTCGGCGAAGTCAAAGACGTAGGTTTTCGACTCGTCCTGATACTTGCTGGTCGTCAGTCGACCATCGAGGTCGCGGAACCAACCATCGGTGCGGCTGTCGGTAGGTGGAATGAAGTGGGTTGGCACCTATTTCCGCTCAACTATCCCGCCGGAGGCGATTGCCATGAGTTCATCGGTTGTACATTCGTCAACCTTCCGCGTCAACAGTGGGCGCTTTGGGTCGCTACCAAGGTCCATGCGGTCTCGATACTTCTCGGGCTTGCCGCCCTTGAGCATGAAGATCAACAGGGTGTCGGAGTACCGCTTGATCGCACCGCACGTGGCGCCCTGGTAAAAGACGGGCTCGTCCACGCCCTCGATGGCGCGCCTCCACGCCTCATCCTCTGCGGCTTCCAGCCCGATGGCGCGAGCCTTGTCCCACTGCTCCGCGAACTCGGGGTCCGCCTCGCGCTCTCGGTAGAGCGTCGTGCGCGACACGCGCAGCTTGTCGCCGATGGCGGTCACGTTTGGGCAGTCGGCGAGTTCCGAGAGGAATCGCGCCTTCTTTTTCGGCGTCAACCCTGTGCCCACTCCGCGCATCAGCTCACCCGCGACAGGTCGGCGCAGTCGGGCGTGAGCATGTCGGCAGCGCGCAGCATCGCCTGCCGATAGCGCTCCACGTGCCGGCGGCTGATGCCGCACAGGTGCAGCCGTGCCGGCGCCGGGAGGACGCAGGCAAGGCGCCTCCGCGTCTCTCGGGACCGCTCGAGTACAAGATTCGCGTCTCTCAGTGCCTGCTGCAAAGTCATCACCGACCCCATGTTGCCATACTCATCCGATAGTTGTCACTCATCGCCCCTGGCAGGCGACAGCCGCGTTGGCGGTCATCACCGCCTCTCGCACCTTGCGCACAGCTGCAGCCTGGTCGGCACTTGGTGGCATGTGCTCGACGATGGCACTCGCCAGCGCCTTCCCGGCCTCGCGGATGGCATCGTAATGCGCCGGGTCGTTGGCTCCTGGCGCGTGGTAGGTGAACCAGTTCTTGATTTCTGCCTCGGTAATCATCACGTCTCCTTGCGCCCGTGGGCGCGGTTGAAATCACGTCATCGCCATCTTGCCGGCCAGGGCTTCCATCACGACCGCGATCCCGGCCTTCGCGTCTGTCACGTGGCGTTCGCTCTCCGGAGGGATCTTCGCGAGAGCGCCCGTCTTCGCGGGATGAGGCGTCGCAGCCGCCGGCAGCGTTCGCTGCCCGGGGGCCAACAGAGGCCTCGCGCTGTCCTGTTCCCTCGCGAGCCATCCGGTGATGTGCCCGCGCACGCCGCGCTTTGTCTTCTGGTTCCTCGGGTTGCTGAGGTTCCACTGGCGGATCTTGCGCAGCTCCTGCATCACGTCGAGCGCAGGGTAAGCCCCAGACCACTCGGCCACGGTGGCCTCGGTGATCGGGTACTCGTCCCCTGTCACGAGCGGAATGCATATGGCTGCCTGGCCGGCCGGCGTCCCCGAAGGCGAAGCCGAACCCGCCGCAGGCGTCGCGGTCGAAGACCGCGGCGCATACTTCCCTTCCATTCCCTTCCCTTCCCTTCCATTCCCTTCAGGCGGATCATTGACGGCAGTCTGCCGGCAATCTGCCGGATCTGCGATCCGCGTGAGGGCTGGTCCTGGGGAGATCGGTGAAGGTAGGTCGCTTTCGGGCTCCCTCTCCTTGCGGAGCCCGACTTGTTGGTGGTCGAAGCCAGGGAAGGCGACGTAGCGCTCTCCATCGGCCTCGTACCAGACGATGAGCCCGAGCTCATTGGCCTCGGCGAGCATCTGCCGGATGAGATCCGGCGTGATGCCGTCAATCCTCGGTGCGACGGTGCCCTTGATGACGGCAGGGTCGCCATGCATGCGCCCCTCGCGGTCAAGGTGAGCGATCATCCACGTCCAGACGAGGCCAGCGAGTCCACCAAGTTTGTTGGTGAGAGTCGCAACGTCTCTGTTGTAGCTGATGCTCTTGTTGAGCATCCGTCCCCTTGCCATTCAATTACCTCGGCCCCGCTCAGCAGGGGCGCGCTCAAGCAATCTTAGAAATCGACCTCTGGCAGAGCTGGCGCCGCCGGCGCTGGCGTCTGCAATACGAGCGTCTCTTGCACTGGCCGCAACTCACGCACCTTGCGCGGTGAAACGCGGGCACCGTCGACCGCGCGCATCGTCACCTCGACGCACGGCCCCTCGCTCTTCCCTGCGTAGGCCTTCGTCGCGTGCAGCCCGCACACCTGCGCGTCGTCACGGATGACGCCCGCCTTGGTGAGCGCATCCATGACCGCCTTCGCGACGTTGTCGACGTCTGGACGTCCGAGGTGTGGAACACGGCCCTCGGGGTCGCTCTTGCGCATGAGCCGCTTCGGCCTGGCGAAGACGGCGCGCACCTCGAGTTCAAAGGCCTGGTCGCTCGGCCCGCCATCCCAATGGCTGGCGAAGACTTCGATGGCGCGGCCGCACCAGGAGTCGGACTTCTTCGGCGTGTACATGCGCACGCCGAGGCCCGGCTTGTAGATGGCGCGCGGGCGGCCCTGACCGATGGGCTCGCCCGGCACCGTCCACGTCCATGAATCCCCCGCCGCTGTCACGGCGTGGCGCGCTTCGAGTCGAGCTCGGGCGAGGTCAATCGGCAAGGAAGAGTCATCGTCTCCATCTGGTCTCCTGTTCTCGTGGCCTATGGCCACCATGTGATTTCGGCCGGGCCAGGATTGGCGCGGCCGCGCTCGATGTCGAAAAGTGCGAAGTCGCTCTTTGGGTCGTCGTCGCCATCACCGCGAAAGCGCGGCCTCGACGAGAGAACGGCGAGCCGGCGAAGGGTGTGCTTGGACCACAGCCCCCTGCCTCTCTCCTGGCCGGCGAGGAAGACGAGCCGCAGCAGCGCGACGACGCGCGGCGCGAACTCGAGAGCATGGAGCACGTGCTCGAGGTCCTGGCCGTTTTCATAGGGCGGGTTCATGACCGCCAGGTCAAACGCTCCGAGGTCGCTCAGCTGCAAGAAGTCAAAGTGGCGCAGCTCGAAGTCGCTGCGCGTCTTCATGTCTACGAGCTTCCACGTCAACGTCTTGTCCGCCTCGACGGCCACGACATCGGCGCCAGCGGCGAGCAGCGGCGCAACGATAGAGCCGTCACCGGCGCTCGGCTCGAGCACGCGCATTCCAGGACGCACGCCGGCCCACTCGACCATGCGAGCCGCAAGGTCGCTCGGGGTCAACCACTGCGACGCGGCGCGCTTGAGCGCTGGCGGCGAGCCGGGCAGCAGAAGCTGCAGGCTCGTCACGCCACACCCCGCAGTCGCCCTTGTATCGGCTTGGCGACTCTCTTGCGCTCGAGGCCGAGCACGGCGCGGGCGTCTCGACAGGTTTGGCATGCGCAGTCGTTGTGGCGCTGCGGCCAATTCTCAGCGTGCGCGAGCGCGAGCCGCAACAGCCGCGGCCGAGCCTCGGCCAGGGTGCTCTCGGCCTCGGCGAGGGACTGCTTGAGGCGCTGGTAACTGGTCATCGCCGGACCTCATAGAAGGCGGGCCGTTCCCACGGCTCGGGCTCGTTGGTCATGCGCGCCGAGAGCGGCTGATCGAGCTTCGGCAGTGGCTTCTTGGCTCGGTCGAGCGCTTCGCCGATGGTGCGAGAGACGAACTCGCCCATCATGAGGCCGCGAGAGACGCAGTGCGCTTTGACGCGCTCGTGCAGCTCGGTGTCGATGTGGACGACGGCTTTGCTCATGCCAGACCCGCCTTCCTGCGGACGAGGTCGCCGAGTTCGGGCATTGCCTCGAGTGCGCTCTCGATGCGGCGGAGCTTCTCTTCTGGGGTGAGCACGAGACGTGGCTTGACCTCGAGACCGCGCCATCCTGCGATGAGCGATACGACGCGGTCGCTCGGTGCGTGCTCAAGCAGGTACGGCAACCAGTCGGCGCGGACGTAGTGGCGGTCGCGCTCTGCCAGGGCGTGGGCCAGAACGCTCGGCTGAACGTCGAGGTCGTAGGCGACTTGCTTGAGGCCGAGCGCGTCGACGATCGTACGCAACTCGGAGAGCAGCACGTCCCACAACTCTCGGGATTGGTAGCGGGCGTCGTAACGCAGCCCAAGTTGTTCAGGCACCCATGCCCCCTTGCGCACGGTGCGTGCGAGAGTTGACGCACGTTGCGCAGGCCCTTCCGTGTACGATTCCGCAATGAGCCACGACACACGCCCCCTTTCGGACGCCGCGCTAGTCGCCGCTCGGCGCGCGGTACAGTTCGGAGAGCTCAACGCCGAGCGCCTTGGCGATTTTCTCCACCGTGTCGTGCCTGGCATTCGGACGCTGGCCGGCCTCGATCATGGCTACCGACGTTGCATCCGCCTTGGCCGACAGCTCTTCCTGGGTGAGACCAGCAGCGAGCCGCAGCCGCCTGATGTTTGTGCCGAGCACGTTCTCTCGTTCGGTGGTTGACATGCAGAACATGATAACGAAGCGTTATCGTTCGTGTCAACAACAAACTAACGAATCGTTTTCGCCTGGTGAGAACGATTCGTTCTACAGAGGGATGGTGCCGAAGAGCCCGGCGGCAATCGTCGCACGTAACGTGAAGCGCCTACGCGGCCAGCGCGGCTGGTCTCAGACCGAGCTCGCCGGTCACGCCGGCCTATCCTCGGTCGGCATGATCGAGTCTGGCGCTCGCCCGAATGCGCGCTGGGACACCCTAGAGAAGATAGCGGAGGCGCTCGGGGTCACCGTCGCGGACCTGTGCACAGAGGAACCGCAGGCCAATGCGACCCTGCTCGAGTTCCTTGCATCGCCTATCGGAAGTGGGGCTGCGCCGCAGGAGCGCACGTTTCTCGCCTCGGCCAGAATGCCGGGGAGACAACACACCCTGCAGAGCTACTCGCTGTTGCTGATGGCCCACCGGGCGAGCGCGGAGGCCGCCGAGTAGCGCGCTACTTGGGCGAGCCGTTCACTCTGTACGCGGCCGTGCAGCGGGCTCCGGTGCAGTCCCTTAGCGCCACGTTCGCATCACCAGAGAAACCGCCAGCCCCGTTGGCGATGATGGAAACTGAGTCCTCTTCGTAGAGGTCACAGGCACCAGACACGACGACCGCACCAGCCAGCGTCACGCTCGTGGAACTGCCGGTGCCGCTCAGCGTTGCCCCCGTCTCCTTTACGTGAGCGGTCCAACTCCCATCCGTCTCAGCGATCGTCCATGTGGCGGCATAGGAGATGGGGACCGCGGTGCCGCACGTATTGGTCGTGCGCGTGCCCGTGACGGCGTAGGTACCGTCAGAAATCCCATCTGCCCCACATCCATGAAGTAGTAGCGCCGCAATCCAAAGTCGTTTCATCGCCGCCCTCTTTTATTGCTGGTAGTCGCACGAAAACACTACCGACCCTCCGGCGATCGTTTCAATCCTCACGATCGCGTCTGCTAACATTTTGTTTTGACAGCAGCACACTGATTTGCTAACGTAGCGTTATCGTATCGGAGGCACGCCATGCAACAGCTCGAGAACCCCATGCACACCTTCGGTCGCAACCACGGCGACGGTAGCGACGACGCTGGCGAGGCGTACGACCCGCGCGCGCGCATCGCCCGTGACGGTCTGCAGGCGACGCTCGAGCGGCTCCTGGGCGAGGCCCGCGACGAAGCGTCCGCCGCGCTGCGCGAGTGCACCTGCGGCGACCAGGGCGAGTTCTACGGCTGCTGGGAGCACGACACCGAGGCGGCTCTCGACGCCTGCGCGGCCGACCGCGCGCAAGCGAAGAAGACGAAGACGGGCGGTGGCAAATGAGCGGCGCACGTCAGCTCCTGATCGTTGATGACGACCTGTGGTCCCTGCGCGCCGTGGCTCCGGCCATGCGCCGACTCGGATGGGACGTACGCACGTCGACCGAGCCCATCGACCCGGAGCCGGGCGAGGCTGTGCTGACCGACTGGCACCCGCACGGCCCCGAGATGTTGCGGCGCGCGCCCAACGCGGTCGTGTACACGGCCTCGCCGGGAAGCGTCCCGGCTGGCCATCGAGTCGTCAACAAGTGCGACGGCTCCTCGTATCTCGACGCCGCGCTGCGAGGTGCATCATGAGCCAGCGCTTACCGTGGACCGCTCGCGAGGCCGCGCTGCACGTGGTGCGCGACGAGCAGCCATGCAAACGAGCCGAGGTGCTTACCGGGTTCAGCGGCGAACTCGCCCCGGTGCCCTGGCTGCACCTAGCGCTCTGGTGCCTCGGCCTCGCTGCGGCGGTCGCCCTCGCGTGGGCGGTGCACGGATCGAGATAGCGCGCCGGCAATGTCGCCGGGCGCGCGACGGTGGCGAGCGGGTGGGTGTCACGAGTCCTCCGAACCGCTAGCCACCAACTACGACAGGAGCATGAGAATGGACACGCAGGTCAAAATCAGTGGCAGCAAAGCAGATGCGGCGCTCGCATGCGCAGGCTCGCTCGAGCCTACAGCGACGCCCTACAACCCTCAGAGCGACGAGGCCAACGAGGGCACGGCGAAGCACGCCGCGCTCGCGTACGTGGCGCGCGGCGAGGAGCCGCCCTTCGCGGAGATCGCCGAGCGCTTCCAGGTCGAGGTCGACGAGCTCGAGCGCGCCGCCGTCTTTGGCCGGCAGTACTGGGCGGAGCTGTC